AAGAAACTGAAAAAAATCCAGTAATACCAAGACAACAAAATATGATGCCAAATAGAAGCAAATTTATCAGACGACAGGTACAAGATAGAATCCAAGATGTATATCCCGATCCTCCAGTTGATCGTTATGGTAACCCACTCCCACTTTCAGAGATAGATTCTGGATTCGCTAATGGTGGCCCAGCTTTTTCTATAAGTGATCCGTTTGAAGATGAAATGGAAAGAAGAAAGACAACGGAAGAAATGTTACAAGAATTATTAGCAAGCGATCAAAGCAATCTTTCAGGACAAGACTTACAAACTATATCTGAATTAGTTAATAAAACAGAAAACCAACCATACCGAATGGTATAAATCTTTGACTACGCATGAGTAGAGCAGAGATTACATCCGAAATAAACAACTTAGTTAAACAAGGCAACATGCGTGATGCCTACGCTAAGTTTGAAGAACTTCCCATTATTGATCAAATCGGCATCAGTCTTAGTCCAGGCGTAGGAGATGCTTTAGCTGTATATGAAACAGGAGAGTTTGGTAAACGAGCAAAAGAAAGATTTTCTGAGGGAGAAACTTTAAAGGGCGTTGGTAATCTTGCTATTTCGGGTTTGTCAGCAGCCAGTTTAATTCCTCTGTTTAGATGGCTTCGTGGCGCACGTGGCGGAACCAGGCTAGCTACAAACGTTGCTGAAGAAGCAACAGACTTAGTAAAAGATGTAACTCCTGTTAAAGTTGATCCTGTTTTACAACTTAGCCCACCAAAGCCACCAAAGCCAAAAAAAGTAAAAGTTAAACCTATTCCTTACGATAAGTTTGAGCCCGTTAATGATATATCAAAATTAGATTACCCTGGAACTATGTCTCATTTGCCTTTTAGGCAAAGGGAAGTCAAAGAAGGATTAGTTTCAGGAGTTCGTAAAGCTATAAATGAAGAAAACCTTCCCAACGAACTTACTTTAGAACAATGGACAAAAAAATTATTAGGGTTTGGTAATGTTAAAAAATCTGAGTTACAAGCTTTAGATTTTATAGATGAATTAGGTAATCCCCACCCAAGAGCTGTCAATTATTTTTCTGATTTATTGGCAACCACCAATAGAAAACCAACCGCAGTAATTAATAAAAAAGGAATTGATAATTATTTAGCTGAACGGCAAACACATTTATTTGATATTAGACAAGCTCCAGACTCACAATGGCCTAGTGGCTCAAAGATTGCGGATGGGGTAGACCATAATCAAAAAGTTTATAGAGCTAGGGACATTTTAAGTGGGGAAGGTAGAACAGGTAAGGAAACTAATGCTCATTTTAATCCATATTATGACAACGTTGCGGTTTTTGATCATGCTAATAATGCTTTAACTGATGATATAGCAAGAAATCTTGAGCGTTTAGCTGGTAAATTTGATCCGATAGATATTTTAAGTGATATTAGAATGAATCCTAGTTTTGCTGGTGATGAGGCTGCGAAGTTAGTTAAGTTGTCAGAAAAACTTAATGCTGAAGATATAGTTCCCCAACAGTTAGAAAATTTTAAAGCTGGTCCTGATGCCGAGTTATATTCTAAGTTTATTAAAGCTCATAAAAAATTAGGTATTCCAGAAAAAAAAGAAATTCTTGATTTTGTTGAAGAGCTAAAAGCGTTGGGAGCTGACGATATATCTACTCAGTTTAAGCAAATTAGAAGGGCTCAATCAGACTACGCTGAAGATATAGCAAAAGGTCCTGGTTATTTTGACATGAGTAGATTTGAAGGCAGAAAATTTAACTGGCCTTCATTATCTGAAAGAGGGGATGATTTTTTAAATGTTGGGGATACTGTTGCTAGAAGAAATAGCTTGGTTAAAAAGTTAATGGACTTTGATGAAAAAACACTTAAAGCAGATGCAAAAACCCCAAGAGTAACAGAACAAAGATATAAGATAGGCAAAGAAATTGCAGAGATTGATGATGCTTTATTAACCGAAGCAAAAGATAGTGCAGGTGATGTTTTTTTAGATCCTAATGCTTTAGATACTTTTGAAGTATTTCCTGATGCAACTAAAAGAATTTTAAAAACTTTAAGAGAAGATTTTTTATCTAGAACGCCAACTCAACGCAGAACTTTAATGATGCGTAGATACGATAGAATGCAAGAATTAAAAGATTTGCCTTTTGATGCTAAAAATAAATTAGCAAGAGATGTTACTCTTTTACAATACATGAGAACCGCTCTAGATCCTCGTTATGTTAAAGCAAAAAAACTATACCCTGATTTACTAAGGCCAGACAAAGTAGTGCCAAGAGCAAAAAGTGTAGATCTTCCAGGATTAGATGCGCCTTATAAAAAAGACTTTTTTGCAGAAAAGGGTAGACCAAAAGTTAATTCTTTAGTCTTGCGAAAAAATTTACTTGATGCTGTTGCTGAAGGCAAAAAAGGAATACATATTGATTATGTTCAAACAATAGAAGAGGGTGGAAGTGCTGATGTTGTTACGGCTCAATATAGAGAAATGACCAAAGCTTTAAGAAAAGTGTTACAAGAGTTAAAAGTTAAAGATGAAGTTCTTGAAGTAGCAGTACCCAGTACAGGATCTTTTGATCCAGAAATAGGCAAGTATGCTTTTGCTGGAAGAGATGATATAGGTGCTGGAGCTTACTATAAATTTACTCCCGAGTTTTTAGACGCAGTTAAAAAACTAGGCATCAACGCATTTAACAAAGGTGGTCCTGTAGGTATACAAGAATCCTTAAACGAATTGAATAAAGCTATATTGCCTATAGATATTTCTTCAGACGTAGGTTCTATTAAGCCTGTAGAAGAATCAATTTCAGTTAAAGATGTAACTGATATTATTTTTGATCCAACAGACCCAGTAGATTATGCAATCCTTGGTGCTGGGCCATTAGGTAAATTTGCTCTGTCTGCTAATAAAACTAGAAAATTGATAGATAAAGTTCTTAGCTTGAAACAACGGGGCAGACAAGCTGCTGCAAAAGAATTGATAGATTCTGATGATTTAAAATTGTTTAAAGAATTTGAGGTCATGCCCACAAAAAATAGATTAGGTGCTTATTATGATTATGCAGCAGCTAAGTTTGATAATGTATTATTGAAAGTGCCTAAAGATACTCCTTATGCAATAAGACGTAATAATCTTAGTACAGGAAAACCATATACTACTAAAGAGATAGATGATATTGCATACAGTAAAGCTGGGGATAGTTTAAGTTATTTATTTAAAACATTAGAAGAAGGTGGTAATTCTGCTAGAAAAGTAATGAAACAACATCCAGAAGTAGCAGCTCTTTATAAAAAGTCAGGTAGAGAAATACCTCCAGCAGCATTAAGACCAGACCAATTAAAAGAATATATAAAAGGTGAGGCAAAAGGTTTAAACGCAGGTGGTCCTTCAGATATACAAGAATCATTAAACGAATTGAATAATTATACCGATGCGGAAAGAGAAGCAATTATAAAAGCAAAAAATGAATATGAAAGAGAGGCTGCATATAAGAAAGAATTAGCTGATCTTGATGCTTATATTTCAGATAATCGTTTAGTATCAAAAGAAGCTCAAATGAGTTCGATGAGTGGTGAGGGTTATAAAGACCCTAGATTTACTGTTAGTTTTGATAATCCTATTATAAATAAATTTGCTTTACACCCTTTTGCTGGTGAGGGCAGCGGGTATCAACCCAACACCAAAGAATTAGGTATGGAAGGTCCAGAAGAATTATTAGAATCTAGTGTTGGTGGAAGGTATTATCCTCGTACAGACGTTGTTATGTTCAAAGATCCTTATAGGGGTATGACTCTAGATAGGTTGACAGAACTGGGAATTGATGCCCAAAAATATAAAGGTCATATAAAAACAAAAGAAGATATACAAAAACATGAATTACTACATAGAACAGCACATAAAAGCGGATATTTAGATTTTTTACCTACCAGTGAGTTTTTAAAAGAAAATTCTACAACAAAATATTTAAAAGGTAGTCTAGCTAAATTTTTGACACCTTTAATTAACGAAGCACTTGCTGAATCTTATGAAGACATTGATTCTGGTGGTTTACAAAAAAGGATAAGGTTTAGAGCTAGTAGATTTAATGGTTTAAAAGAAAACAAAAAACAAGAAATAGCTGATGAAATATTTGAAAATATTGATGTTTTAAAACAAGACTTCGAAAATTATTTAGAATCTCAAATGAATCCTGATGAACTAAATGCAACTCAAAAAAATGCAGGTGGCCTTGTTAGTATAGATAATATGTTGGCTCAATTATGAGTTTAGCTCATTTATCTGACTCGGAAATGAGAGAGGCATTATTGCTTCAAGAAAGATTAAAGTCTTTGCAAGATAGAGAAGGTTGTCAAGAAAAATTTTTAACGTTTATTGATCGTATGTGGCCAGAATTTATTTGTGGTAAACATCATAAAATATTTGCAGAAAAATTAGAAAAGGTAGCGTCAGGCGAAATAAAACGTTTGATTGTTAACATGCCGCCTCG